TGGCGGTATCAAGCCTGGGCAAGCTTGCGGCTGTCGTTGCTAACCCCGTCACCGGCTTGATGGCGGTATTCGGTGCAGCTGTCTATGTGATCGCTGATTTCGGCACTGAGGTCGCTTCGCTGTCGTCCAAGATGGACGAGTACCGCAAGGAAGATGAGCGGTGGGTTGATGCCGCCGCGATCACTGACAATTGGGGCGACATGATCATCAAGGCCCGTGAGCTGGGCGCTGATGTATCCCACCTTGCGGACGTGTTTGAAGAAACGTACGGCGTAACCATTGAGCAGGCCGAAGCGCATGGCACCGTCAAGGCGGCCATGGAAGCCACAGCACAGGCAGCACGAGATGCAGCTGCTGCAGACGAAGAGGCAGCCAAGGCCAAGAGCGCGCAGGTGCTCGCAAACTCGGAACTGAAACTGGCCGAATACGCGCGAGCCGAAGCTCTGGAGGAGCAGCGCAAGGCGCAAGAAGAGCTGAAGCAAAGCACGCTGGCGATCATCGACCAGTACGGTAGCTTGACCAAAGCTGAGTGGGAATTGCTCGACGCCACGACCAAAGCCGAACTGTCAGACGCCCGCAGGCTCGCGGCCAAAGAAGGCTGGCTCGAAACCACCAGCGATGCCACCAAGGCGATCGAGGACGAGAACAAGGCCCTTGAGCGTGAGAGAGAATTACGCAAGGAGGCATCGGACGAACTGTTCCGACAGACGCAGCAGCTGTACGACCACAAGAAGGTCATGGAAGAAATCGCCAGCGATGAGCGGCTGCGCATCATTGAGTTCAAGTTCAACCTGGAGCTTGAAGAGCTGAAGCAGGGCGGCGAGACCGCAAGAGCGATCATCGAAGGCATCAACAACACCATCACCAGCACCGGCGAGACCCTGTCCAATATGGCCAGTCTGCTGACCGGCTTCGACAGCACAAGCTCTTCCGGTTACCGTGACATGATGGAACTGGTGCGAAACGAAGAGGAACGCCGCGACGAAGCACTGGAGCTGCAGAAAAAGATCACTGAGGCTCAGGTGAAGCAGACCGAGGCTCAGACAGAACTGCTTCGAGCCAAAGCTGAAGCGGTGTCGAGCGGTGAATCCCTGATCCGTGTCGAAGCCGCCAACCTGACCCCAGCGCTGGAGCTCATCTTTGATGAAGTGCTGCGGCACACCTACCTGAAAGCCACGGAGGAAGGTCAAGACTTCCTGCTGGGCCTGACTACAGGAGCTTGATGTGCGCGTGTTTCTATCCTCCCAGATGTTTGATCCAGCAGGTCATGGAGAGATTGAGTTGATGACCGATGGCTTTCAGTACAACCTGCCGCGCCGCGCAACCCGAACTGCCACACTGGACGGTGGCGCCATTATGGACGATGCCGGGTTCACCGTGGCAGATGCTGTGCTGACCATCAAGGCCAGAAGGTTGCGTGAGTCCGAGCGGCTGGTCAAACACCTGCAGCAGTACCACAACCGCGTTTGCCTGAGCGCCAATGAGGGCTTCTTTGTGTGCGGTGGCATGAGCGCATCATTCACCGCTGAAACCATCACCATCCGACTGCTACCGCTTGAGGGCACACTATGATTTCGTTTCCTGTCGCCACCCGTAACAACCGCGCTACTGTGATCCTCGATGCCATCGATGCAGGTGGCGCTGCGGCAGTGCTGGAGGTCTACACCGGTACCCGCCCCGGGACGGGTGGTGCGATCACCACGCAGACCCTGCTGGGCACGGTTGCGTTCAGCTACCCTTGCGGTAGCGTGAGCAACGGCGTACTGACCTTTGATGCCTTCACCCAAGACGATGCAGCTGACGCCAGCGGTGAAGCGACATGGGCGCGCATCAAGACCAGCAGCGGCACCTTTGTGGCTGATCTTGATGTGGGTGTAACCGGCTCCACTGCCGCCCTGAAGATGAACACCACCAGTGTGGTAGCAGGTGCGCCGATCATCATCACCTCTGGTGCAATTGCTGAAGGCAACGCCTAAGGGGCTGCGGCATGGCCTACTTTGAAAACACCACACCGGTCGCTATTCCGGATAATGACTCAGCTGGCGCATACTCTGATATAGCGGTCACCACTGCCGATTACGTCACCGGGTTTGAGGTGTCGGCAACGGTTACGCACACGTACATCGGCGACATCACCCTCGTACTGGTGTCGCCTGCCGGGTATCGCTACGTACTGCGAGACCAAGATGGCGGCAGTGCGAGCGGCACGTTTGTTTTTGAGTTTACGCCAACCGAGCTGATCGGCATTGGGGCAGCTGGCACATGGCGGCTGCAGGCTATAGATAACTGGGATGGCGACGTTGGTACGCTTGATCAGTGGTCAATTACGTTGTCATCCACAGACGGGCTGTATAGTCGCCTTGATGATGCTGTGGGCGACTTTGTTTCACCCCCGGTAGTGACGGGCACACTGACCGCAACCGCCAGCTGCGCCGCCGACTTTACCGGCACAGTGCCGGCCGTTGGTCAGATCGAAGCAACAGCCAGCGCAACCATGATCGCCACCGGCCTTGCCGGTATCGACCTGATCTCAACGGCCCGGCCGCGTGAGCTGTACCGCTGCTACATCGACTCTGATCTGCACGGCACAACCGAGATCCCGATTGCGTCAGCCGTGGTACGCCAGAACGCAGGCGGCACCGGGTACCTCCAGGTGAGCATGCCGAACTATGCCCGCGTGGGTGACATCATCCAGCGGGCCGCTGATGGCAAGCTGCGCATCGATTACGTGCTGGAGAAGGAGGGCAGAGAACAGGCTACTCCGTTCGCGCAGACAGATGCCATCCGTGTGACTCAGGAGCAGGGCGCACGCAGCCGTTCGGTCGTGATCACAGGCAGTTTTACCCTGGCAAGTGAAAGCCCGAAAACGCTGGAGCTGCAGGGCGCCAGCTACATCAGCGACAGCGGCGATACCAAGCGCATACGCTGCCAACACAATCCGCGCGTATCTGTGGGCGATACCATCTACTCCAACGAGATGCCAACAGGGCTAGTGCAGAGCACCGTGCTGACCATCAGCAGCCTGGGCAAACAGTTTGAGGTAACCGTGCAATGACAAAGGCGGTCATCCTGAGCAACAAGGGCAAAGGCCTGTACTCTGCACGCATCGAGTACGACACCGATCGGCTGGATGGTCAGATCGCATCGGAGAAGGCCTACATCGAAGCGGCGCAGGATCGGATTGATGAGCAGGCCCAGCTGCTGAGCGATGCTGAAGCAGCCGTGATCGATGCCAAGCAGGCGCTGAACACCGCTATCGATAACCACCAGCAAGCACCGACTGATGACACTATTGCTGCAATCAAGGAGCGATCGCTGGCGCTGACAAAAGCACAAATGACTGTAGGCCGAATCAACCAGGCGCTGCGGTACTTTGAGCTTGCAAAACTGTCAGCCGAACAGCGGCTGTCGGCACTGGAGTCAGCCCGAGAGGAGCGCATCGAGGACGTATGGTGTGCAGACTATACGGTAAACCTGCAGCCGAATGATAAGGCCGGTCTGATCTGGCCCGACATTGACGCGAACAAGCTGCCCATTGTGATGCCCGGCGGGCAGCCATCAGGATACAGCGCAGCCGTGAAGTCCGAGAACGCCATCGGCCCGGCGAGCAGCTTCTTCAACCGCGCCATCATGCCAATCCTGCAGCGCATCAAGCCTCGGCATAAGATCGGGGTGGTCAAGGCGCTGAACGATGACGGTACGCTGGATGTTACGTTGAAGCCCGACCGTAGCAAATTTGGACGAGTGAACACCGTTATCGAGCCCGACCTATCCTCCGTACCGGTGGAGTATATGCGGTACGGGGCAATGGCCTTTGATATCGGTGATGATGCGGTAGTGCGGTTTGATGGCAGTGATCAGACCGACCCGGTGGTCATCGGGTTTGAGCATGATCCGCGAGTGGTCAACGGCTTTTTCGTGGACTCATCGACAGCCTCACCGCACCTGATCACATACCGGGACGGCTTTTGGCGAGAGCGCCCCGGCGGCATTTCGTCCTATCGAGGAGTAGCAGAGTGGCAGCGTCCTGGATGGTTGGTGCGCTGGGAATGGGGTGGGGCGCGTAGGTATGACACATCCCCTCACACCGACATCAACAGCTATCTGTACATACAGAGGCTGGGTGGGGCAACGTCCACAGTCTATGCGGGCTCTGGAAACAGCGTGATCGGCGGGGCCATGCTGGATGACGATGCCTTTATCTTGATCGCGGCGCGGGAGTTTAACGTGTCGGCTCGACAATGTCGGCTGGTGGTTTTACAGGGGGTCCTATCGGGTGGTGCGCTCACAGAGCTGGATAGTATCGTTGTTTCACTGACCCGTGATGGGTCAGACCTGATGGTCCCGTTCGTCGCACCAACCGCTGATGGTCGCGCGTTCGTATTTTGCCGCGCCTCCTACAGCTCCGTCATCCTCACGCGGTTCGATGTTGACGGCGGATTCGCCGCCACCGAGTTGCGAGAATACCAACCGCTGATGGTGTTTGATGGCGGCGAGACGCTCGACGTAACCGAAATGAACAGCACCATTACCGGACAATTTGTAGATGAAGACGGCAAGGTTGTTTCGCAAGCCTTTGACATAAACTACGCTTTTTCGGTTGCAGGTCAAACCGTGGAGAAACTGACTAAGTCAATTGGTGCTTCATTCCCCGGCTTGCTCAAAGTACGTGACGGCGTTGAGGTTCTGCTATCTGACGTCAGGACTCGCACGGCCGTGTATCTGTACGAATCAGTACGCTTTACCTATCCGTACACAACAGCCCAGGCAGTTTACAGGCTCGTGCTGTACATAGACGGTGAAAAAGAAGTGCTTTATGAGCTGGCCGAATCCGTACCAGTGGGGGAGTTCGGCGATTACAAACAAATTCAAGGTAGTGTCCACGCGGGCGGTATCCGTACCACTTACCTTGAAGGCGAGCCACGCACGATACTGCATGCCCGGATTCGCATCTATTTCGTGTACGGCGCTGAGGATTTTGAAATAACCGTCAGCCGCAGGATTAACCCGGACGGCGGCTGGCTGCCCATTCAGTTTGATGGCGATATCAGTCTCGGGATCGTTGTATAGGCCTCAACACCTCCGTTACACCTCACAACAGGAAATCAAGATGTCAGCACCTCCCAAGCTGCCGCCGTTCAAACGCGGCGACACGTATCTGCTCACCTGTACCTATAAGATTGATGGCACGCCTGTGAGCCTGACGGGCAAAACGATGCGGGCCCAGATCCGCACACGCCGGGGTGATCTGGTGGCAGAGCTGAATGCAACAGCCGCAGTGGATCAGGGCGCAAACCCCGGGCAATTTACACTCACGCCGGTCGATCCAAACACCAGCGGTTGGCAAGCCGGCACATATGAGCGCCCCGACTTCCACCTGATCGATATTGAGATCACAGATGGCGGGACAATCACCAGCTCTGAGACGTTCATCCAGCCCGTGATTGAGGACGTGACCCGATGACAACCGCATGGATCGAGGTTGCGCTGGTGCCGCAGTCTGAGATTGCGGTGTCACAGACGCGACCGGCAGGAGTGGAGATCAGCACCACCACGACCGAGGTGCAGGTTCAGACATACCCGGCACCGCAGATAGAGGTGGCGATCGGGCTGCCTGGACCACCGGGGCCTCCGGGTGATTCAACAGTGGTCGCAACCGCAGGATCAGCAATCAGTGCGCTGCGTGCAGTGTATGAGCTGGACGGAAAGGTGTACCCATTGGACGCCCACGACTCGGAGCATATTGATTTACTGCTTGGCGTGTCGGTATCCGCCGGGGTTGAGGGCGGGTCGGTGCTAGTGCAGCGGCTTGGACGGCTGGTAGATACTGGTTGGAACTGGTCGATCGGCAGGGTATGGCTGGGTGCAAACGGATCGCTAACACAGGTGCCGCCGGCATCTGCAACCGAAATCATCATTGATACACAACCACCAATAGCTCTATGAGGTAATACCATGGCACAGGGTTTTCTGGCTCGCGTTGCGGGCAAAACAAAGCAGATTTTTGCAATCACTTCATCAGTTGGTGCTGCTGACGCCGGGAAGATCCCAGCGCTTGATGGCTCTGGTCGACTCAATCAGTCTTTTATGCCGGTCGGCATTGGGGCCGACACCGTACAGGGCACGGCGTCTGAGGCTTTGTCTGCTGGTGACTTTGTCAATTTCCATGATGATGGAGGCACATTTTCTGTGCGGTTGGCGGACAACTCAAATGGACGGCACTTGTTGAAACCGACGCTGGAAATGTCGGCAGCATCAGCCAATACCTTGGCTATGCCAAGTCGGCCACTGAGCTGGTGACCAATGACGATAGCTATGTGGAGCTGTAACCATGACCCTACGCAGACCACTGGTTCTGATTGGGGGTGAGATCAAGCAGCTGCCGGCAGGGGATACGCTGCCCGGCGGCGAAGCCTCCGTGCAAGTCAACTGGTCCGCCACCGAAGTTTACCAAGGCGGCGAGATCACCGGCCAAATCACCAACTACGATAGCGAAACCACGTACACGGCCACTGCTGTGCTTGGTTCTGTCTCGATCACAGATGACGTGATCACCTATGTTGCCGATGGTGCTTTCGGTACTGACGTACTCACAATCAATGGGCGTCAGTTTTCGATTGTGGTGCTGGAATTTGTTATCACGGATGGGGTCATCGGTACACCCGGCACGCAGGGTTTTGGCGTGGGTATCTACCCGGAATCCGACCTTGCTACTGCTGGGCTGTCGGTGATGACCGGCACGGATGACGAAACCCACGACAACTACGGCAACTACCAACACACCAACGGCTCGATTATGGTGTTCGTGCCGAAGTTCTACTACCGCGTTGGTAACGTAGCCGCGCCGCAATACGCTACTTACGGCGCAAACAGTATCGAGATTGCGGGCATCGACCAGTTCAGTGACACCGCGTCAGCGAATGCCGCAGGCTATGTGCTCCACCGTGCGTTTATTGACGGCGGTGCAGAGAAGACCGGGTTCTTTTTCGACAAGTACCTGAACAGTAAGTCTGGTAACGCAGCGGTGTCGGTGAAGAACCAATCACCTATCGGGCTGACCACAAATACCAGCTATAACCCATCGACCACCATGACGGGCTGCACCGGCATTCTGACTGATGCTGTGGTGCTGGGACGCGCACGGGGTAGCCAATACAACCAGTGCTCAGCATTCATGCTCGGCGCTCTGGCGATCCTGTCACTGGCTCATGGTCAGATGGCAACCGGCACTACGGCCTGTGCGTGGTATGACGCAAGCGGCGCAACCAACTTCCCGAAAGGCTGCAATAATAATGCGCTTGGTGATACCAACGATGCGGGCGTGTCGTTTACGACTGCAGGCGATTCTGGCAACGCCAACAAGCCGCTGGCTGGCAGTGGTGTGCCATTCGCCAAGACAACCCATAACGGCCAGAACTGCGGTATTGCTGATCTGAACGGCTCGATGTACGACTGCGCCTTGGGTATTACAGCCCCGGGCACATCGGCCACCAGCACGGCTGCGATTAGCAACGACACGATCTATGTGCTGAAAGAGTCCGTTGCACTGGCCTCACTGACCGCCGGGTGGGATGGCAGTACGGATGCCTGGGGCAATACAGCGCACCTGAACACGCTGTATGACAGCGTAACCAGTCCGCACACACTAGGCAGCCCGACTGGATGGGTATATTGGGGCAATGGCAGTAATCAGATGATCGACGGGGCGGGCAGTGGTGTCGCGTGGAGTACCGCCGGGTTCATCCCTAAGGACAACAACGCAACCAGCGCTACCGGAACGAACCAGTTCGGCAATGACGGACTATACCGCTATAACCGGCACAATATGTTCCCTCTTGCTGGCGGCCTTTGGGCGTCTGCGGCGAACGCTGGCGTTTTCTTCCGGCACTTCGGCTACTACCGGTCGAACGGCTACGGCAGCGCGGCGCCCCGTGCCTCGGCCTATCTCCAGTAAGGGTGTTTGCCCGCGCGGTAGCGCGGGCTTTAACTGACATGAATCCACATAGCAATCTGATCCATAAAAGTCGGGAAATGATCAAGCTGGCGAACATCTACCTGAACCATTTCCCTAAGCATGAGAAGTACGGGCTGTCACAGCAGATCAGGTGCTGCCTGTACGATATCTACGGTTACATCGTTGAGGGCGAGAAGCGCTATCACAAGAAGACAACGCTGACCAACCTCGATATCGAGCACGAGAAACTGCGCATGTATTTCAACCTGGCATTCGAGCTGGGGTATTTCGAGTACCGGCGCAGTGAGAAGTGTGAGCCTCAGAAAGAGGCTGTCCGGCGCTACACTGCGATCTCCGCCAAGATCAATGAAGTGGGTGCCATGATAGGCGGCTGGATTGCCAGCCAAAAAGGGTGAGCCATTAACATGTTCCCGATTGCAGGCGGCAATTGGACGAATGCGGCGAACGCTGGCGTTTTCTACCGGAACTTCAACAACAACCGGTCGAACGACAACAACAACGCGGCGCCCCGTGCCTCGGACTATTTCTTTAACCTGACATCCGTAACAGGAACACTGGAGAGATAGGGATGACTCATCCTGCGAAAGCGAACTCTGCGGGCCTCTACTCTGAATCACATAGCATGCCAACTCTTGAACACATTGCGTCGGAGGAGGCGCTGTATCAGGCGTTCCTCGATGCGCGCAAAGGCAAGCGTAACCGCGGCCCGGTGGAGCGTTACGAGCGCAACCTGGGCGCGAATCTGATTGCCACTCGGCAAGCGTTGCTGGATGGGAGCTACCGCCCAAGGCCGACACGGCAATTTATGGTTCAGCATCCGAAGCCTCGCGTGATCGACGCTCCGGCATTCTATGACTCGGTGGTGCAGCACAGTATCTACCGTGCCGTGTATCCGATATTTGACCGTGGCTTTATCCATGACAACTACGGCTGCCGGATAGGCAAGGGTACGCACAGGGCAGCGGATCAACTGCAGCGGTTTATGCGGCAGTTCGACGGGGAGGAGTATTACCTGCAGCTGGATATTCGCAAGTTCTACTACTCGATCAATCACGACCTGCTGCGGGAGCGCGTGGCAAGGAAAGTGAGCGACCCGCGAGTGGTTGACTTAATGATGCAGTTTGTCGGCGGCGGCAGCGGCAGCACCGGGCTTTTCATTGGCAACCTACTGAGTCAGCTGTTTGGCCTGATTTATCTGGATCGGATGGACCATCACATCAAGCGGCATCTTAGGATTAAGCGGTACCTGCGCTACGTGGATGATTTTGTGCTGGTTGGGTTGACGCTTGCAGAAGCGCGGGGGCTGAAAGCGCACCTTGAGCAGTGGTTGGCGGATAACCTGCAGCTGGAGCTGTCCAAGTGGCGTATCGCCAAAGTGAAGCAGGGGATTAATTTCGTAGGCTTTCGCACCTGGCGATCAACACGGTTCGTTCGGCGCCGATCAATGAGTAATTTCTCAAAAGCGCTGCGTGCCGAGAAGATCGACAGCGTTCGCAGCATACTGGCAAACGCGAAGCACACAGCCTCGCACCGATACTTTATTGAGCGCATTCAGCGGGAGAGCAGCAACCATGATCTACTCAGCATTACACATTGATACTACAGGGCCGAACGGCACAAGCCTTCGGCCTAAGGCGGCTGATGATAGCGGCCTGAACTATATCGGGGAGCGTGATGGGCGGCACTGGTACGTGGGTACAGCCGCTGATGAACAGCACCCGGAAATCGAACTGCGCGAAGAGCTGGATGCTGATGTATCTGAGCTGATTAAGAAGAGCCAGATGGCGGCAGCGTTGAAGCAAGGGTTGCGCAAGCAGATTGATGAAGAGGTAGGGGATATTTACGACCTGCTGGCAGATCAGTCGAAGATGATGGAAATGATCTACGCCATGCTGACGCGGCTTGCGGTTGAGTATCTAGGTGGTACGCCAATGCCGGAGCAGACACGGCTGCAGTATCTGGCGCGAGCAACAGCTGTGGTGCAAGCGATGGACTCAGGGCAGGCCGTGCTGCGCGGGAGCTTTGAGGATATGGATGCTGTGCTGGGGACGATCATTGAGCGGCAGAGCCGGATCAATGCAATTGTGCGGGATCGGTATGTGGGGAAAGTGAATGAGGCGAAGGGGGTGTGATGTCTCTTGCGATACGTATCATCCATGTGTATTCTTTGTGTTCTCAGCTTCCGAAAATACAGTGGTCGAAACAGGTGCAACTTGCTGAAAAAACAGGGTCAAAAAGATGAAGTGATTTCGGAAAATATGACTTAACAGGTTGATGCTGAAGGAAAAGCCAGCGGACTGCAACTCCGTGTACGCCGGTTCGATTCCGACTCCAGCCTCCATTCCTCTCAGGTGATTTTTTGACACCTGAGAGGAATGGAACCATA